GTTATGACAAGAGGGTCAACAGCTCCGTAGAAATGTCCGTACTTGGCGGCTTTGAAACGAGCGAAGAACAAAGCCAATTCAGATATTTTCAAATAAGGATATGTCAAGCCTATTATCTCGGCGCATTGTTCAAGCTGGGCATTATCCAGTTTATTCTTGCATCCGCAATATTCGCTTAGGGACGAGAGTTGCGACATAAGAATAACTATTGCCATCCTCTTATGGTATGCAGCATTCATTTCGGATATTGTGGGATAATCACCAAAGAAACATTCATCAACACCCTTGAAAACTACGCTATTCATTAGAATATTGCAAACTCTCATTATGGAGTTATCATCATTGCCGAATTTCTTTACGATGTAGGCTTGCCTCAATGATGGCATTAGCTCTTCTTTCTGCTTCACTTGGTTCGCATGCGTCGTCTGATAATATTTCTCTGATTCTTGTTTCGACAGCTGCTTCTCGTTCAGCCCTGCCATTGTTCTGTTGATATGCTCCATTGCTCTTTGAATATTTATTGTTGTTATTTGCCCACCGAGCAAGTCTCAAATTGAGAGCCCATGTGGTCTGTTGCTCAAATCTCATCTTGGTCTGGCTTTTATTTGGTTCAGACCAGTAGTCGAAAAATTCTCTCAACATCTCCTTACCGTAAGTTAACAGATATGGGATAAGCGAAGAATAAAAGACTTTCTTTCTTCTTTCCATATCGGCAATAAGCTCTGCCTTTGTTTTTACAGGTTTTTTTTCTTTTCGACTTTTTTCTTGTTTTTTTTCTTTTCGACTTTCTTCTTGATTTCTTTCTTCTTTATAGGGGGTGTGGGGGGAATTTTCTTCTTTCTTTATTTCTTCTTTTGCTTTTCTTAAAACTGTTTGCGGGTCGTTTGTGGGTCGCAAAGTGCCGTAATTCTCTGATTTATAATCAGTTGCGTGGGTCATTTGTGGGTCGTTTGTGGGTCGCTCTAAATAATTATCATATCTGTTCACGGTTATCAACGAATAATGATTATTGCTTCGTATGCTACAATAACCATCATGGATAAGTTTTTTAATCAATGTTCGGTAATTTCCTTCGCTTATTCCAAGCTCCCTACAAATACTTCTGCGACTTATCAATGCTTGTCCTTTATCTATGACAACACCATTTTCTATGCACCTACTTCTCTTGGCAACAAGAATGATGTGCAGAAAAAGTCTGACCATTTCTGTGTTATCGTAGTATTTCCAATGTTGAAAATCAGACGGCAATTTGATATAGTCTTTCATATTCAAAAATTGGCTCTATCAGCTTGCTCTTCACGCATTGCTGCGAGGTTGCATAGGAGCTTGCCGTTAAAGCCATTATATTGTTTCTACTGATGCAACTCAGTAGCTTTGTTTCTTTTGCAAAAATAGCAAAATGTATGCTTATAACAAATAGAATTAACATTTTTACCATGCTTTTACAAATTTATTTCTATGCCTTTCAACGTACTTAGTTTTCTCACCTCTTCTCTGTAATACCTTATCATCGTCTCAAGCTCAAAATCAGACCAATGCTTGCAGGAGTGAGCTTTCACATTAAGAAGTTCAAATCTGTTCTCTCCAATCTTCCTTTTCAGATTGGCTTCGTAGCCAATGAGGTGGTCTGCACTGAAACGGTTACAAAACCTGCACTCTGCGGAGCAATTATCCTTATCATATCTTGTTGCCATGTGGGTGCGAGAATGGAAGTGTCCGCAGTCCAAGTCTTCAAAGGCTTTTATCTTTCCGCACGAAATACACCTACCGTAACCTGACGGCATGACATCCCTAAGACGTATGTACAATGAGAATATCCTATCCAATTTCTTTATTAAGTTTGGTTTGGATGCGGTCTTTTTGCTTTTCGTTTTTGGCCCCTTGCTTTCGCTGTGGGACGCTTTTTGCTTTCTTTTGGATATGTAATAAGGCATGATTATAAAAACTCATTAAAACAAATATTTTTAAAACATTACATTGGTGAGCTGTTTGCCTTTGGATGTTATGCACCATCTTTGGCTGTTAGGAGCTTCAAGGTCAATTCTCAAATCACTGACGGCCCCGAAACGCCTGTAAGTTCCTCCGAGGTCGATGATCCAGCCAACTTTGCCTTTATAAGGACGGATAATCCTACCTACCATTTGATACCACAAACTCAATGAATTTGTTGGTCTCGCAATAATCGCAGTGTCTAAGGCGGGATAATCAAAGCCTGTGGTAAGAGTTCCAACATTGGAGACAACTTTTATCGTTCCGCTTTTGAAGTCTGCTAAAATCTTCTCACGCTCTTTCTTTGGCGTCTCGCCTGTTACGATTGCCGCGTTAATTCCGAGACTTGATAGTTTCTTCACGAGGATTTCAGCTTCATCAATGAAACGTGTAAATACAAGAACGCCATTGCGAGGTATGCCGGACTTTGGCTTCAAAACTCGCAAAGTGGTGGAGGTTAGCCTGTCATAAAATCCGCTTCTCTCATATTCGAGTTTCAAAGACTTCTCATCATAGTCAGCACCTGTGGAATTGCTTTGTATTCTGTTAATGTCAAGGGCAGTACAATCGTAGTAATTAAGATTAGAAAGATACCCTTTCGCCAACAATTCTGAAATTTGACAGTAATACAACACTTCTGAGAAAATTCGTGGTCTCGTCCTTGTAAGGAATTTCAGCATGGATGTTCCATGCAAACCTCGTCCTAACCTGTACGGCGTTGCGGTCAGACCAACGACCTGCCTCTTCTCGGAGTATATGAATTCATTGTATTGCCCAGCCTTGCTGTTGGTGAGGTGGCACTCGTCAATCAAGACTTTCTTGAAATGGCTGAATTTGTCAATATGGTTCATCACACTGCCTATAGTGGCAAAGGTTATTCTGTTGATGTCTTTCTGCCCAACGGATGCGGAATATATAGAACAATCCCAGCATCCATAACTCTGCAGCTTGGCGAAGTTCTGCTCCAATATTTCCTTGCTCGGCTGCAATATCAAAAGAGGACAATCAAGATTGAATGCGATGTCTGCGATAACAAGGCTTTTCCCAGCCCCAGTCGGAAGTATCAATATTCCATTCGAGGTGCTGCGGCTGTTGAATGCTCTCAATGCCGCAGCACTCGCTTCCTTTTGATATTGCCTAAGCTGATACTGCATGGTTACTCACTTTCAAACGGCAAACTGTTTGCATCATCGGCTTCATCATCAACAGGCTTTTTTACTTCAGGGAACTCTATACCGAAGACATCAAGCATGGCCTTTCTGTTTATGTCCTCTTGCGACCATAATGAATTTCTGTCCCATTCTGGTATCTTATCAACCTTACACAGTTGAAATGCTCCGTCCACCCAAGAATAAAAAAGGAAATGCCCGTTAAGGGCTATTCTCACAGTTTCAGTGGCAGGAAGTCTGAACTCTGTCTTGCCGTTCTTGACTCTTGCGGCAAGGTCTGCGATTTCTAACAGCACGGAATTATACGCTTCCTCTGCTGCCTTCTTCATAGCCTTAATGCGTTCAAGCGTCTCTTCAAGGTCTCGCTTGCGCACAGGAGCGTCATTTTCTTGTTTGACACAGTATTCTTCACGAATCATGGTAATCTCATGTTCGTCATACCGTCTCATTGCAACCTCTCCGTCAGGGAAGAGGCAGTTGAACTTTTCTTTCATCACATCAATGGCTTCCTTTGATGTCTTTGCGCCATCGAACAGAGTGAGTACATCCTTGAAAGTCTCTTTTTGCGCGTCCGTAAGACAGAAATCTATCTTCTCTGGACGATAGTCATTTAAATCTGATAACATAATCTTTTGCTTTATAAATATTCTTTGAAATTTTCAATCTGTTGCTGTGCGAAGAAAAGGGCTTCATGCTCATTAGGTTCTGGCAGATAAAGCCCGCACTGTGCACTGCTATAATTTCTAAATCTCTCTATAGCCGTTGTCATTTCCTGCTTGTCAAGTTCCGTGCTGCTCCTGATATACTTCACATCAAATCCTCGTTTGTTCTTTCTCGTCCTCTCGAAGATGTCTTTGTTGCACATCTTCTTGAAGATGTCGAATTTTACTTCTTCGAGAGTGTATCCAAACTCAGCAGCGAAATAGCCGAGCAGAAGGTGTAAGTAACTGTTCTGCGCAAGGCTTCGCTGCGTTGTCTTCATCTTCAACTCAACGTAAGCCTTCGCATTGAACAATTCATTTGCCTTTTCCTTGAACTTCCGTTGATCAAAGGGATTTCGCAAATTGTAAAGAGCCATGATCAGAATGGCAAATCATCTGAGCCGTCATCAGTGGCATCGTTTGACATGGAAGTGGCAGAACTATATGACTGTTGCGAAACTCGCTCGACAGGCTGCGTGAAGTCGGCAGAGGTTTGCTGTTGGGAAACATTTCGTTGTGGCAGGAAAACTTCTACCGCATAACCTACAACGCTTGTGTAAAAATTAGTCTTTCCGTCTTTTTCAACACATCTGCCTGACAAGAAGAATGAGACAGTGACCATATCCCCGACACTGAATTTGTCAAGTTCGCTGATTTTGTTGCCAGTAAACTCGAATTTTGGGAAATTCTCGTATTTCTGCCCAGTGTAAGGGTCATAATGCGAGGCATCCAATACAAGCTCTCGCTTGTAGAATGTGCTTCCATTTCGGGAAGGGACTCCAATGGTTTCTCCTTTGACGAGGATGCGCCCATTTATCTGTAACTTTGCCATTTATTCCAAATTAAAGATTTTCTTGTCTGTAATAACATTCCTGTTTTCTTGAAGAAAGCGGATGAAATCCTCACAGAACTCCGTCAGTATGGGGATGTCCCTTTCTTTATCAAAACAATATGTCTCTGTGTATGTCCTGTAATAGGACTTGCCGATTTCTGCTATGTTGTATTCAAACATCGGTACATCGCATCCGTTCTTGTAAAGGCAATAAGGATAAACAATGTGCTGCCAATGCTTCTTGTACTTCCCGACCGAATATGAACTTGTAGTTTTCAAATCGTGCGTGCAAAAAGGCATTATGTAGTCAGCGTACCCGTATAAAAGGACATCGCCAAATATGGTGTGTAACGAGCCTTCAACAAACTGCTGTGTAACAGCGTCTTTGTAGTATTCAGCAAACTCTTTGCATAATTCGAGTGGAAAATAAAAGGTCTTTCCTTTGTATGTCGCCTCAAGCCCTACTACTTTGTCTTCGACTCCTCGTATTTTCGTTACGGATATTTTTTTCGAATCGCATCCAAGCACAATGCAGTCTATGACTTCATTGAAAGCCGTACCTTTGTCTGCCGCATCACTGTCAAACGGCACTCTGTTTATCTTGTCAAGCAAGCCTTTATACTGCTTTTGCCTGAACTCATCGGGAGAGCAGGGCGGATTGTCGCTCCACCCATAATATCTCTCCCAAACATTTTCACTGTCTATATAGTCTTGGTATGCGTCTAACAATGACGGATACAGTTTATAACTAATCTGCGGGGTCTTCATACACTTTGTCGGTCTTGTTGTACGTGAGGTTCAACGACTTTATCTTATCTGCAAACAAGGCACGAGCCTTGAGAATAATAGAACTGCCATGTTCCTTGTATTCTCCAATGTTTTCAATGAAGCTATTAGCGGACTGCGCGTCGGTAATCAGCTCAACAGCGTACTTGATTTCATCAAGAGCCTTGTTGTACTCCTTGATAGAGTTTTCCTTTACGGCAATCATGTTCTGATAGCGAGCAATTATCTGCTTGCTGACGAAATCATTTTTCTCAATAGGTTTCCCATTTGCGTCAAGAATATTTGGAATTATCATCTGTCCAGGCAAATTGCAGGTGTTCTTGCCGTCATTCCTGCTCGTCGGGTCAAAGGTTATTGTCCTTTTCTGCACGCCGTTCTCATTTTTCATCTCGACATACCCAAGCAAGTCAAGCTCCGTAACAATGCTGTTGTACGACTTCTCCCTCAATGCAGGAACGAACACAGCATCGTCTCCTTCCTTGCGCGAATCTCTATGGGCGACGAAAACGACGTGTTTACTTTGCATACCAAGTGTGCTTACAAACCATTTGAAATCTTGGTTGATTGCGCCCCAGTCCTGTACTCTTGGTTGCCGTCCACCACACCTGTAGGCAATGATGAAATCCATCATCTTCCCTATTGTGTCAACAATGATAGTCTCATACGGCGCAATGGCTGCTAAATCAGTTGTGAGAAGCTGAACGATTTCAGCCCAACTGGTGATTTGGGCAATGCCTACATTGTCGTCCAAATGAGCGTTATTGACTCGTTTAACGCCATTGTCAAAGTCAAGCAACAGTGGCTTCGGCGTGGATAAGGCAAGCGTGGTCTTTCCCATGCCGGCCTGTCCGTAAATCATGATTTTTACGTTTCGCTGGATAGCGATTTCATTGCTCTTTTTTATCAAACTCATTTTTTCTATAAATTAAATATTAAACAAATTATTCTTATTCGCATATCTGATGAACTCACTTTTTTCGTGTATTCCAAGTTTGCGATACACAGACTTGATATGGTTCTTCACTGTATGAGGGGAGATGTAGAGCTTTTCTCCGACATCGTCATTCGTCGCACCGTTGTAAATAAGCTCCATTACCATTAGCTCTTGCTCAGACAGGCTGGAATTGAATTTTGGGGAACATATCACTCCATCATATTTGCATTCTCCTCTAAGAGGACAAGGAACTTTCTCGAAGCAAAAAGGTTCGCTTTTTCCAACATCCGCTTTCGTGTCATCAAGATTGCCAAAGTTACACTTACAGAACCTGCGCACAATCAAATACTGATAATATGGCACATTCGCCGAACTCTTGCCGTATTCTTTAGATAACGCATGGTAAGCGGCAGGGTATTGTTCTCTGATAACTTTAATCATGGGCTGTATAATGTCGGACTTTTCAGTTACGAGTTCGTTTCTTCCGTCTGCATACTTGCACCACAAATCACTGCCGTAGATATAAAATTCTAATCCTTCCATAAATCTTCTTTGGCAATGCCTGTAAGCAGGGATATTTTCTCAACATGGCTTTCAAGGCAAGGTTTCGACCTGCCTGTAATCCAATTTCTCACCGTTGACATCGTCACTCCGCAAGCAAGCTGTACCTGGGTGACAAACTCAGACTTGGGGAAAGAGGCATTAGGCAGCTTCCTGTAATAGTCCTGTAGGGTCATTTTCTGTCTTTTTTCTTGATTCGTATTTGTCATGTGGTTATCTTTTATTACCTTTGCATTGATATATTAATATGTGTAATGCAAAGGTACTGAATATTTCTGTATTTCTTACTGTAAATCACAGAAAATATCTGTATCTTATAAATTTTTAACAATATGACAGCAACAGAACGTATAGATGCCATTCTCGATTATTGCGAGATTTCGGCATCGCAGCTTTCGAGAGAAATTGGGCTTGACAGACCTCAGGCTCTTTATGACATCCAAAAGGGCAAGACTAAAAACATCTCAACGGACATGGCAGACAGAATACACAAGGCAAGGCCGTGTTTTAAAAAAGTCTGGCTAAAGACAGGAGAGGGAGACATGCTGGATATGGCAGCCCCTGAAGTGCAAAAACATGAGGTAAAAAAGGCAAAACCGAGTGAGTTCGTTTCAATCATGAATGCCCTTTCTGAAAGCATAAGAAACAAGGACAAGCAAATAGACCGTCTGCTTACCATGAACGAGAGACTGGGGGAGGAAGTCAATTCATTAAACCATAGGATTGAAGTGCTTTCAGATTTCATTGAACGCATGAACAAAGATGCGAATGTGCCATTTGAAAAAGACATCGTATAATCATGCTTTACATCAACGGCAAATACCACGTAAAATGAAAATACAGATTTCAGATGAGGGAATAGCCATAACAAGACGTTTCTTTCTCGCTATTGACGTTCTTGTGGGACAAAGGCGATTGCGAGGATTGCAGACTTTCACACGGAGGTATAATCTGAACTATTGGAATGTATGCACTCTGAAAAAAGAACCCAAACATAGGATTCTCAAATCAGAGTGCCTTGCATTCATCGTTCGTGATTTTGGCATTTCTGCCGAATGGCTTTTGACAGGTGTGGGCAGTATGTTTAAGACGCATCCTGCATCTTCACAGACAGAGGATGCAATAATACCGAAAAATTAATCTGACTATCTTCTTAACGGGCTTTTGGTCAGTATCTGGTAATACTCATTGCCGTCAATGGTAGTCGGCTTGTGGCTGACAAGGAACTTCACAGAGCCGAGTGCGCCCACCTCATCGCAAATCTTTCTCGCTAAGGTTTTGCAGCTGAACAAGAGGTTTGGGTATTTCCTGTTAGGGTCTCCTATCCTGCAAAGGAAGCCACGCCAATCATTATTGAACGAGACTTACCAATCGCCACTTTCGGTTTGTGCAAGAAAAGCGTGGTCGCCAGCTTTCAGTTGCAGTCCTTTCCTAAATCCCGATGAGAGGTAGAATATGCCGTTCATCCTCTCAACAGAGATAGTCCACTCTAAATTAAAATGCGGCTTCGCCTGTGTGTTGCTTGTATCGTAAACTGTCAGTTTCATATCGCTCTGTTGAAATATTGTTTTACGTCTTGTTTCATTGTCTCTATCTTTTTGCGTAATGCCACACAACTGCATCCCGTGTAGTCGGCAATGGTCTTGTTGGGCAGTCCTTGAAGCATTGATAAATTCCATAACAGAATATCATCTGCCTTATACTTTGCCTTGATGTATTGCATGATGCGGTTGGCAGACGGCATGGCTTTCGTTGGTTTCTCCTCATTCTGCTCTTCATCATCACAAAGGAAATCGAAGAAAAGCGGGTCGGGATAGATGAACACAAAGCCATGGGCGGTCGCTTTCTTCCTTGCGCTGTGATAGCATTTCAAGAACAGGCTCGGAAACTCGTTATAGGCAACCTCGCTCTTTGTGCGGACGCAAAGCAGGTACGCGTCATGCAGACTGTCTTCGTCAAACGAGTATTGCAATGATAGCCGCTCTTTGATTTTGCCATAATTGGAGGATATCCAATGGTTGAATAAATATTTATTCATACACTTCTCCTCCAAAATGCAAGGATTTCACTTCCTGTATAGAACTTCCTCATATTAGCCTTACGCAGTCCACACTTAATCATTCCTGCAGAGGTGTATTTGCCGAGTGTCTTTCTGCTGATAGTCAACAATTCACATGTCTGGTTAACATTGTACCTGCTTGTTGGTACAACTATAGGCTCTTCGCTGGTAATCATTTTCACTCGTCAATTTCAATATCAGACAATGCTTTTACAGTCTTGGCTCCAATGACCAAGGCTGGCAAGATAAGCCAACTATTACTAACAAATAACACTAAGGATGCCACAAGCCCGAACTCAAGACAAGTCTTTTTTTTCTTGGCATCCATCTTTTCCCATGAAACATCATGCTTCCAAAGGGAAATCATTTCTTTCAGTTCTTTCATTGCTCTATGTTTTATTAACATTAAAATATTGCACATTTCAAGGCAATTTTATTACCTTTGCATTGATATATTAATATGTGTAATGCAAAGGTACTGAATATTTCTGTATTTCTTACTGTAAATCACAGAAAATATCTGTATCTTATAAATTTTTAACAATAAATGGGAAATAGCATAAAGCGTCAGCAAAGACAAAAAACCGCAAATACACCGCAAGTTTTCTCAAAGGAAAATATAAAGAGTTGATATTATGTATTTTACCCGCTGAAGAGGTACGCCTGGAAAGCG